AGCGAAGCCTCAAGCAGAGAGCATCGTGCACAGGGTGTTGCAACCCGCCATCCGGTTCGAGAAGAAGGACTGCCTCGACCTGCCCGATGTCACCTACATGGAGCGCGAAGCCCCGCTCACCAAGATGCAGATGTCCTACTACAAGATGCTTAAGGACGAGATGCTGTTTGAGGCAGCGGGTGAGGAGGTTAGCGCGGTCAACGCTGCTACCAAGATTAACAAGCTGCTCCAGATCAGTGGCGGTGCGGTCTATTCGGACACTGGCGAGGTGATCGAGTTTGATGTCAGCAACCGCCTGACGGCTGTGTTGGAAGTGATCGAGGAGAGTAGCCATAAGGTGCTGGTCTTCGTGCCCTTCACACATACCATCCAGCTACTGCGCGATAGGTTAGAGAAAGAAGGTATCTCTTGCGACGTGATTAACGGCAAAGTGCCGGTGAACCGGCGCAGTGAGATCGTGCAGGAGTTCCAGACCCGCAAGGACCCGCATGTGCTTATCATCCAGCCACAGGCTGCATCGCACGGGCTAACGCTGACGGCAGCTAACACTGTTATCTGGTACGCACCTGTGACGAGCGTGGAGACCTACCTGCAAGCCAACGCCCGCATCAACCGTCCGGGGCAGAAGCACAACATGACCGTCGTCCACATTCGGGGTAGTGACGTAGAGGCTAAGCTATATCATATGCTGCAGCACAACATCACCAACCACGAGAAAATTATCGACCTCTACAGGCAAATCGCTACGGATGCCTCTTGACACTGTAAAATGTTAAGATATTATAGTGGGGCCTCAGGGCGAAGGAGCAATCATGACCGAGACCGAACTACCCATCAGTGATATGGTGGCAGTTTACCGGAAAATCCGGGACGCCATCGACGAGAGAGAGGAGCAGCACAAGGAAGCGGTAACTGCCCTCAAGGACCAACTCGACATCGTGACTAACAAGCTGTTGGACATCTGCAACGAGCAGAACGCTGACAGCATCAAGACCCCCAACGGTACGATCAGCCGACGTATCGACGCCCGCTACTGGACGAGCGATTGGGAAACGATGTACCGCTTCATCAAGGAACAGGACGTACCGCAACTCTTGGAGCGGCGCATCCACAATGGCAACATGAAACAGTTCCTACAAGAGAACCCCGAAGCCTTCCCGGCTGGGCTGCAGTGTGACCGCAAGTACGTTATCCAAGTCCGCAAACCGACTAACAAGTGAGGAACCAATGAGCAATCTTACCATCTTCAAACAGGCAGGTGCAGTCTCGACCGCATCGAAGCGGGAGCTTACCGGCCTCGCCAAGACACTCGCTACCACCAACACCATGCGCCGCATCGCCACCAACACCAACGGCACCTTTAAGCGTATGATTAACGGTGAGCAGATCGGCAACGCCATCCGTGGTGAGTTCAATGCCATCATCGTTGACGCGCTGCCCAAGGTCAGCCGCACGTTCTACGCTGGTAAGTACGACCCTAATGCCAAGGCCACGCTGCCTGACTGCTGGTCGAACCTCGGTGATAAGCCGGAAGCCGCTGCCGCTAACAAGCAGCACTCCAACTGCGGTGACTGCCCGAAGAACGTGAAGGGTTCCGGTGACAACGGTGGCCGCGCTTGCCGCTTCCAGCGCCGTATCGCTATCCTGATCGCGGGTGACCCGACCGGTGAAGTCTATCAGTTCAACGTGCCCGCCAAGTCGCTCTTTGGTAAGGGCAACGGCAACGTGCATCCGTTCGAGAGCTACGTGAAGTACCTTCTGGGTAACGGCGAAAGCCCTGACACGGTTGTTACCAACATCAGCTACGACCTGAACGCTGGCAGCATGGAACTGCTGTTTACCCCGATGCGCGGCATCAGCGACGAAGAGTATGCACTGGTTGTAGCAGCGCAGGCTGACCCCGAAACCAAGAAGTACGTGCAGCTTACCGTTGCTGCCACTGATGGGGCGAAGCCTGCACCTAAGCAGGAAGCACCTAAGCCTGCTCCTACCCCCGCTGTCACTCGTTCCGCCGAGCCGGATGAGGAAGAAGAAGCAGTGTTCGAGCCGGTGGCCGCGCCTGTGAAGCGTAGCGCAAAGCCTGTCGAAAAAGCCCCTGCTGTGACCGGTGACCTTGCGTCTATCGTGAACGCTTGGGGTGATGACGGGGACTAAGTATGTCGCAAGGCTACAGCCTGCGTTTGCGTGATCTTAACCGGAGGGCACCCAGCAAATTGCTGGGTGTCCGCCTCGGGCGGGTGTGTGTTAAGCACAACGTCCCGGTTACGGTGGTAGCGCAGCGGATGGGGGTTACTCGTCAGACGGTATACAACTGGTTCGCGGGGACAACCAACCCACAGCCAGCGCTGATCTCCTTGATCGAAACCTATATCGCGCAGTTCGCATAGGGCATACGCCTACCGGTATTAAATCATATGCGGAGGGTAGCTTTCGCTGACTGGTACACATGACACAATTTGACCTCTTGAACGCTGTGCAGCCATCTTCGGGGTGGTTCGCCGTGCTTGGTATCAAGGGCGTCGATAATATCAGACAGTATCTCGTGGAGACCCGCGAGGAAGTAGACGAAATTGCCGCTTTGATGGTGCAACAGGAGCGGAATGTTTTCTTCGGTGTAGCGAAGTACACTGACGGATCAGGCCGGAAGAAGAGCAACGTCAAAGCCATTAAGTCTTTCTGGCTGGACATCGACTGCGGACCTACCAAGGCAGTAGTAAACCCGAAAACCAAAAGACCGGATGGTTATATCGACCAAGCTTCGGGCTTAGTCGCCCTACAGAAGTTTTGTCGGACCATCGGTCTACCTAAACCTATACTCGTCAACTCAGGACGCGGGCTGCACGTATACTGGCCGCTAACCACAGAAGTGACTCGGGAGCAGTGGGAGCCTGTCGCTGCGCGGCTGCGCGAACTCTGTGTAATCCACGACCTCTACGTTGATCCATCGGTCTTCGAGGTGTCGCGGGTGCTTCGTATACCGGGAACACTGAACTTCAAAGACCATCCGTCTAGCGCAGTATCTGTAATTCACGAAGGTAAGCCCACTAATTTCGACGATTTTGTCAACCTGCTTGGCGTCAAACAGCCCACAACCGAGCCACTGCCAGCGAAGCGCCCACTTACTGCTCTGGGCAAATCCCTACAGGATAGCATCGGTAAGAGCTTCAAGCGCATCATGACGCGCAGCGCCAAGGGGGATGGGTGTCAACAGCTTCTGGACTGCTACCAAAACCAGACGACTATACCCGAGCCTCGATGGTTCGACGCTCTCTCAGTGGCGAAGTTTTGCGATGATGCAGACAAGTCCATTCACCTACTGTCGAACCAGCATCCTGACTACGACCCCGCTAAGACGGTGCAGAAGATCGCTCACATCGAGCAACCACATAACTGTGTTACCTTTGAACGGAACAACCCCGGCGGCTGCGCCGGGTGCCCTCACTTCGGGAAAATCAAGAACCCCATCACCCTTGGGATGACAGTTCCTCGGGCCACCGTTGCAGATCGCACGATAGAGTTGCTCAACGAACGCACAGGCGAAATGGAGGTGATTACCATCCCAGAGTACCCCAAGCCGTTCTATCGCGGCAAGGAAGGCGGCATCTGGCGGGAACCCTTCAAGGACGAAGGCGACCCGGTCTTTGTCTACCAACACGACCTCTACGTAGTGAAGCGGATGCACGACCCAGTGCAGCGCGATGTTGCGGTGATCCGGCTGCACACACCCAGCGACGGTGTGAAAGAGTTTATCATCCCTAACAACAAGGTCACGGACAAGGCAGAGCTACGCAAAATCCTGTCAGGCGAAGGCGTGATGGTTGGCCCGAAGCGCTTCGACCTTATCTGTGACTATCTAATCTCCACAATCAACACCTTTCAATATGGACCAAAGGCGGAACTCATGAGACTTCAATTTGGCTGGGCCGACAACGACAGCAAGTTCATCGTAGGTGACAAGGAAGTCACCGTGGAGGGCGTGTTCTACAGCCCCCCTTCGTCAACCACTGAGCAGATTGCCGCGCACATGGGTGCCGTTGGCACCCTCGAAAAGTGGAAGGAAGTGTTCAACATCTACGGGCGTGAAGGGCTTGAGGGTAATGCGTTTGCTGCGCTTACTACCTTCGGTGCACCGCTGCTGCGCTTCTCGGGCCAGAGCGGTGCCATCATCAACGTCATCCACCCACACTCGGGCACGGGTAAGACCACCATCCTGCATATGTGCAACAGCGTCTGGGGCCACCCCAAGCATCTCTGCACGACCCCACAGGACACCGTGAACGCCAGCATCATGCGCCTCGGCGTGTACAACCACCTACCCTACACGGTGGACGAAGTTACCAACATGGCTCCGCTGGCCTTCTCCGACTTCGCCTACGCAATGGCGAACGGTAAGGGCAAGGAGCGCATGGAGGCTAGCGGCAACAAGCTGCGGGTGAACAACACACGGTGGCAGACAATCAGTCTCTGCTCCTCGAACGCATCCTTCTACGAGAAGCTCATTAAGGCGAAGGCAACGCCGGATGGCGAGATGATGCGTATGCTGGAGTATAAGATCGACTACTCCGACGTCCTTGAGGTGGACTATGCAAAGCAGATGTTCGACCACCAGTTGTTCGGCAACTATGGCCATGCGGGGGTGATCTACGCTGGCTACCTGCTCAAGAAAAAGAAGGAAGTGATCGAGACGTTCCAGCACATCCAAGCCAAGCTGGACCGCGAACTTAAGTTGACGCAGCGCGAACGGTTCTGGTCAGCAGTCATCGCAGCAAACATCACTGGTGGCCTGATCGCCAAGGAGCTTGGTCTTATCGACTGGGATATGCGGCGTATTTATAAGTGGGCTACCCAGATGCTTTTGGTCCTGCGCGAAGATGTGCAGCCGCCAGCTACCGATCTTGCGACCGTCATTGGGGATTACCTGAACCGCCACATGCAGAACATCCTCGTTGTGAACGACAACGTGGACCGGCGCACTCAGATGCCGATGCTGCCGCAGTTGGAGCCTAAAGGTGAGTTGTTGGTACGTTACGAGCCAGATACCCACCGCATGTACATCGCTGCGAAGCACTTCAAGAACGACTGCGTTGACGTGCAGATCAACTACAAGGAGACCCTGAACCAGCTTAGGAAGCAGGGCATCTTCCTCAAGCCTGAGGTGAAGCGGCTGTCAAAGGGTATGAAGGTCATCACACCGGGTGTCTACTCACTGGTGTTCGATACGTCTGTGAACGGCTTCCTCAACATTGACGGTCTCGTGGGCATCGACAGTGCGGAACAGACTGATGGTGCGGAGCAGACCAATGAGAGTGGAGGGGATTGATTACGACATCGACTGGCGGGCCTTCAAAAGAGGCAGGTCGATGTTCTTCCCCTGCCTCGACACTGGGGCAGCAAAACGGAGCGTAACGGACGTCTGCGGACGTCTGCGGATAAAGATTTTGATGAAAGTCGTGATCCACGACGGGATTAG